GCTTTTACCTAATTTTGAAGCCCCATTTGAAGCCCCATTTGAGACTCCATTAATTAAATAAATCAAAATGTGCATTATTTTTTTGTTTTAAAAATGCGGTTTTTTGGGCTTGTTTTTTCGTGTTGTTTTTGTGGTTTTTTGGTTTGGGTTAGGTTTTTCTCTTTTGTGTTGTTTTGCGTGCAATTTGGGCGTTTTAGGTATGTTTAAGCATTAATTAAACGTAAATGTAATGTAAATTAAACCAAAATTAAAGTTTCTGCCCACTTTCCTCTCCAAAAATTAACACAAAATTAAACCAAATTAAACTTTTTGCACATTTTGTTTTACACCAACCCCACCACACCAACACCACACAACGCAGTTATATCAATGCTTTTAAGAAATGTTTTGAGAAGTTGGGAAATGTACGTTTTGTTTTGTGCCCTTTAAATC